TTAATACTCCGTTTGGTTTCAACCAATAAAAACAATTTTCTAAAAAATGACGTTTATCTTTAAAATAATAGATAGTAAAATATAAACATAAAATGTGTGAAAACGCATGTTCTGGAAACTCCAGACTATTTATAGCATTTGCTAGTTTAAAATTTGATTTTGGAAATTTATTTTGAGATTTAGCAATCATTGATTTTGAATTATCTATGCCTATACACTTTATATTTAAATTTGTTATTTTATTAATATGTTCACCGGTTCCGCATCCTATATCTAAAACATTGTAATTTTTATATTGATTTTGATTTTGATTTTGAATATTTTTAAAAATATAGTTAATTTCAAAGTTTAATTTATCGTCATCTAATAATAGTTTATCATATAGTTTTGAATAAAAATCATCATATATGTCGTTTTCTGTGTATATAACAAAATCTTGTTTTTTATCAATAAAGCCTTCTTTATTTTTCTTTAAAACAAATAAAAAAAATAATGAACATATTAAAACAAATAAAATAATTTCCATATATTTTATTTTTTCTAATTCAATCATCTTATTTATCTAATATATATTATTATTTTTATTATTTATTATTTATTATTTTTAGTTATTATTTTTTAGTTATTAAGATTATATGAATGATTTTGAGATTAATGATATAAGAAGTACTAATGATTTTAAAAATCTTACATTTTCTGGTTATGCCAAATCAAAAGTAAAATCAGAATTAATAAAAGCAATTCAAAATTGTGATATTGAACCTGCATTTTATTGGTCTATAGAATTAATATGTGCGGGGCAGTTTAATGATTTATGGAATATAATAATATATTATTCTAGTCGATATATTCATGTATCAAATCCTAAATTGCATGTATATTTAGCTTATAGATTTAATAAATTTAAAAATATAGCAAATGATGGTTCAATAATAAATGATTTAGAATTAAGAAATAATCCAGAAAATAGAACACTATTTGCTGAAATAATTTCTATTCTTTGTTTTTCTAAAAAAAATCATGCATTTGAAGATTATACTATTAAATCCAATGAAGAATTTGATATTACAAATATAACAAATAAATTAAAAGCCCCAAATATTGAATATGCTAATAATATATTTAAAAAACAAGACCCAAAAGAAATATTTATAGCAATTAATGAGTTTATGTATAGCATACGAGGTTAAAGACACCATAAGTGCTTGTTATTGGGTAGAATGGATACTTAAGTTTGATTATATATCTAAACAAAAAAAACATAATTGTGAATGCGACCGACGAAGTTTTGCGGTAGTAGAAGAAAAATATCAAATGAATATAGTATGGGTTATTTGGGACGGCATAATTAATGCTACACAAAATAAAAATTATAATAAGATAATTAATTCGTTATTTTCTTTATTTTGTATTAAATATAAACCAACCCTTAATAAAATGCGTAAATATTTAATATACACTGCTATTAGTTTTATTACTGAGAATGTAGTATTAGAAACACCTTTAATAAATAATAATGTTAATACAAATATAATTAAAAACTTAACAGAAAAAATAGACGTAATTTATAAACAAGTCAAACGAAATGAACAGTCTCCAAATACAGATTATTTATATCATTTAAACAAACCTAAATAACATTAACTAGTAATGAATTATTACATTTTTCTATATCCAAATATATATTTCCTAACATACATTGTTCAGTTGATTTGGTTGATTTTGTATTACTAGTTTCTTGAACTGAGCAATAATGGATTTTATTTGTTTTACTATTTGAAGTATTAGGGTTTGGTATATTTTCTATACTATTAAAACCATTTACTGAGAATTTATCAGGGTTAAATACTGTTAAAGGACATACTGCTTCTAATTTTTTTAATTTATATGTATTATTAGTAGTTTCATTATTTTGATTATTGGGCAAAATATTAAAATATACTAATACAATATAAATAAAAAATATAATTACTATATATTTTATTAATTGATATGTTAATATAGTTTTCATATTATTAATATATATATATTATTTTATTTTTACTTTATTTGGTTTATTTGGTTATTAATACTCTATCTAAAAGCACATATATTAATTGGTTGATTTTTTTGAGTAGCAGTAGGATTATATATATTTGGAATAGAAACTAAACTTCGTCCATCATAAAATTGAACACCATAACGTCTTCCAGGTCCACCTGATGGAGTGCGCCCTCTTGCTGCATTTGCAAATTGTTGAACTTTAGTTAATCCAGAATAGGAACCACTAGTATAAGGTAAGTTATTAGTATAACCACTAAAACTATTAAATGATATCGGACCACTAACTACATTTTTATTTAAGCTATTTGAAAACATATATTTTTTTTTATTAAGTAATAATTCGTTAATTCCTACACTATTAGCAAATTTAACACTAGGAAATGATTCAGTATATCTTAAACCAGCTTGATTTAAACTGCCATTATTATTAAAAGTAGTGCTTAAACCGTTATCTCTACTATAAGTTCTTAAATTATCAATGTTTTTTAAAATTACATTTAATCTTTGCAGTTTAAGACTTTCTATCTGACACAAAGTTAATCCTGCCTCTACTAAATTAAATGCGCTTTTTGTCACTGTTTCTGTTAATATTTCTTTATCTGTTTTAATTATCGCATTAGTAATATTAATAGCACTAACATTTAAAGTAATATAAATAGGATAAACCTCTTCACTGTAAATTACAGGCGTAATTATTCCATTAATAGAAGTTATATCACGATTTAATATAGGATTATAATTATTAACTGGTATCGCTTCATTTATATCATTATAAGTCACATCGTCGACGAGTTCAACTATAAATTCTGTAAATTTTAAACTATTAAACAAGACAAAACCATATTTTATTGTTTTAGTATTATTAGAAAGTACAAAATTAATAGTTAAACTAGACTTAGATGAAAACAATACAGTGATTTCTTCATAAGGATTTTTTTTTTCTGGATCATCTCGTTCTTCTTGTAAAAAACCAATAATAAAAGAATTATAACTTGGATTCAAATTTGTAATAACAATAGGTATAGAAATCTTGCTCATACTATTAATTATAATAATATATTTTAATTTTTTATACAATTAATATTACAAAATTATCCGCAAAACAACACTCTAAATATAAATTTTTAATTTCTATTAATTTATTTTTATCTATATTTTTTCTAACATACTCTGCGAATTCACATTCGGGACTTTTTGTAAAATTATAATTAAAGTCTTTTAAATATTTACATTTAATAGCAAATAGTCCTAATACACAATCATCAAAACAATATTTTTGTGTTGCTACATTAAAAAATTTAACAAAAGCATCGTACTCATTAAAATTACTTTTTATGAAGTTTATAAAATTTAAATTTAATATTTTGTAGCGTCCAGTTAGTTTTATAATAGTATCATCATCGTTAATTTTATACTTATTTATTACTTCTTTTATATCTAATAGTTCATTCTGTCCTTTATGGATATAATTAATATTATTATTATTAGTATAGCAAACTTCACACTTTAAATTATTTAAATAAGTTTGTCTCACCCCATTATTCTCAACTATAATAGGTTTAATGTTCAAATCGTTATTTATAAGTCGTAATAATTGATTAATACTTTCAATATATCTATTTTGTCTGTGAATATTATTTCTAATGCCGTGTTTATTATTTATTGATGTTGTGATAATAATATATATCATTAATTATATATTATTAATTAAATACGAATTAAATACGAATTAAATACGAATTAAATACGAATTAAATACGAATTAAAAAAATAAATATTAAATATTACTATATGGAAGAAAATAATAATATTTATGTTTCAAGTAGAGGACTATTAAAATCATGTGATTATTATTCATACAGTATTATATCAAGTAATACAAACCTAATTAATTTTCCTACACTTGAAACAATTAAAAATGTTAAAAATATTAAAAATCCCTCAATTTATATTTGCTCAAGCGCAATACTAAATTTTATTAATGAACTACTGCCTTCAATTGATTATTCTTTTATTTTAGTAAGTGGAGATTGCGATGAAACAGTTCCGCAAGAAATTTTAAAAAACTATGAGTTTAATAAATTATTAAATGATACTAGATTAATACATTGGTTTAGTCAAAATATCACTATTGAACATAATAAAATAACAAAAATACCTATTGGATTAGATTATCATACTTTAACATCTAATCCATTATGGGGCCCATTATCTAGTTGTTATGAGCAAGAAAAACAGTTAATATATTATAAAAAAAAGGCAGCTTATTTTTGGAATCGTAATATTTATTGTTATGCGAATTTTCATTTTAACATGAACACTAAATTAGGTTATGATAGAAAAGACGCATTTAAAAAAATTAATAAAGAGCTAATATATTATGAAGAAAATCAGGTCTCTCGATTAACTACATGGAATAAACAAATTAATTTTGCTTTTGTTATTTGCCCACATGGAGGAGGTTTAGATTGTCACAGAAATTGGGAAGCATTATGTTTAGGATGTATTCCAATTGTGAAAACATCGTTAGTTGATAATTTATATAAAGATTTACCAGTATTAATTGTTGATGATTGGTCAAATATTACTATTGATTTATTAAATAATACAATAATACAATTTAAAAACAAATTTAAAAATCAAGAGTTTAATATGGAAAAAATAAAATTAGAATATTGGATTAAATTAATTAACAGCTATAAATAGCTATAAATAGCTATAAATAGCTATACATAATTTAAGATTCGGAAGATTGAGATGGATAAAACCATCTAAAAGACAAATAATCAGCAGTTGTATTCCCAATATTTCCACCAATGCTGCCTAACATTGGTCCTGCAGTCATTATTTCTTGTATTTTATTAGCACTAATAGAATAAGCAAAATATTGTAATTTTGAAATAAATCCTTGAAACCCACCATTTAATGCTACATAAACTGGTTCGTAATTTTGATTTGGTAAACCTTTCAATATAGAACTTTTAGTAAGTGTTCCATTAATAAAAACATCTAATTTATATTGATTTACTCTAATAATAATATTAATCCAATGTTGAATTGGAATATTACCAATAGTAAGTATTTCAGTAGGATTTTCAAAAGTACTCATTACTATTAATAACTCTCTATAATCGTCTGATATATACAATCCAGGAGCATTATTTGGTTGCACTATTCCATTTTCTACACAATAATCATTACCTTTATTAAAAATATGTTTAAATTGTTTTTGTCTTGATAAAGATTGTCCTGGAGCGGTTCCCATTTTTTGTATATCTGGTTCTTTTAAAAATATCCAAGTAGACCAAGTAAATACTAATCCTTCATTTTTATTTTGAGACCTTACTATTGGAATCGCGTTTTTTTCTCTAGGATCTACTGGAATTCTTGTGAAAGTAGTTCCATCTTGAAGCCCCTTAATTAATATTGGGTCTTTGTCTGGTGTAAAAAAATAACCAATAATTTCTGTTCCTACCTTTAATAAAATAATAAAAATAAATATTATCAAAATTATAAAGGCAAGTTTAGCTACAATTGTATTAGTTTCTAAAAATGCTAAATTACTGTATATACTTTTATTATTAAACTCTTGGAAATTCATATTAAAATATGTATATATTAAAATATGAATATAATAAAACATATTAAATAGTTATGGAACCTGATTCTTCATTATTTACTAAATAGGTTAATTTTAATTTATATCTATCAAATAAACTTAATCTACCTCCGCATTTTGGTCCAGTTGAATAAATATTAAAAACCTCATGTGGATTAAGTGCTTTTGAAAAATATTGAGTATTTGAAGTCCAACCTTTAAATCCACCATCTGGGGTTAGAGCAACTGATGCTACTGAGTCTATCATAGCAGTTGCAGGCAATATACATGTTCTTACTAGTTTTCCATTTAAATATAAATCTAAAGTTCTATTATTTAAAGATACAACTAAACTTACCCAACGTTGTAATGGGAAATTATTTATTTTACAAGTATAAGCAGAGTTTGATGATCTTGTTGAAGCACTTCTTCTACCCGATACATTCGATCTACTCTACCCATTTGTTCCAGTTATCCCTTGATAAGTAGTTGAACTGTCGAAATTATTATTATTGTAATTAGCAATTGTAGATAAATAAGTATTTACCGATGTTGCTCTAACAGCTGAAGCATCCGCTATAGCGGCCTCAGTATACGATGGTGTACTGCCGTAATCACTGTCAAATGTAGTTTCTAGTGTATCAAAATTTTCTACTAAGGCAGAGCTACTTGCGGTAGTCGCGGTAGTTGCGGTAGTCGCAGTAGTCGCAGTAGTCGCAGCAGCGCTTGTCGGGGCTATTGGCAAATTATAAGTATTTATCGCAACATTAATATTATTCTCATAAGCATCAAAATAAATTTTTGGATTTACAGACCCATTCGCACTCCGTCTCATTAATATTATTTTTTCTTGTGTTAAACGATATGACCAATCTGAGACAAAAAACCATATTGAATAAGAATAACTATTTGTATGTAAATTTCCTTTTAATTTATCTGGTGATATTGTTAAAGGTAATGTTCCTGACCGACAATCACTTAATAAAATGAATTGTCTAACATAAAACCACCATAAAAAATATATAATAAAATAACCAATAACTACTGTTAATATTATTTCAAATAAGTCCATAATATAATATAATTAGATATTATATTATATAATTAAAAAAATAAAAAATAAAAAATAAAAAATCAAAAATCAAAAATAAAATGTAAATTATAGTTTTAAACTACAAGGATTACCGCCAGTTTTTGATTTAATTAATTCTACTATTTCTTCATACATTGTAGCTGGAATTATTATAACTTCATTATTTTTTTTATCAATTACATATGGATCAAGATATTTGTATTTTTTATTTTGATTGCTCCAGTTTTTTGAATTAGTATCTTTTGTTTTTACTTGCTCTTTAATATTATTTATATCTGTTTTTTCTTTTTCTTTTATACATTCTTCATCTATATATTCATCCTCACATACATATTCATTATCTGTTTCATTTTCATATTCATGCTTGCTTTCATGATTGCTTTCATGCTTGCTTTCATGATTGCTTTCATGATTGCTTTTAGACGCATCTATATCCGTATTTTTTTGTTGCTTATTTTGTTGTTCTGCATAGTTTTTCATATATTCTTCTAATGTTTCAATTCGTTGACTATTTGTTATGTCTTCAAGTGAGTTAAATAATTCAATAACATCTAATTTATGATTTTGTTTTTTAAAATTTATTAATTGTAGTGCTAAATCCACTGATATTTTTTTTTGCTCACTAGTTTTTGTATCTAATAATTTTAATAATTCTTCAGGTAAATCTTTGATTTTTAAATATTTTTGAATAGTTATTTTAGAAATATTTACTTTTTTATATATATTATCAATATTATTATCGCATACATCCCATAATTTCGCAAATGCTTTTACTTTATCATATGTAGTCATTTGATTGCGATTAATGTTTTCTACTAAACTTATTTCTTCTGCTTTATGTAAATCTACATTAATAATATTACATGGAATAGTTAATGAGTTTAATCGCAACATTGCTTTATAACGACGACTTCCAGCTATAATTTCATAATTATCATTATTAATATTATAACTAACTGTGATTGGATTAATTAAACCATTCGATTTAATATCATTTGCTAAATCTTCAATATTTGATTCGTCTTTAATACTAGTAGCAGTTTTTCTAACGTTTAAATCTGAAATGTATAATTTTGATATTTCAATTGATTTAACAATCATATTTGCATCCATACTTATTTATTATATTTATTTCTTTATTTCTTTATTTCTTTATTTCTTTATTTTTATATATGTAAATTAATATCTTGTTGAGAGAGAGACTTTTGATAATAAGATACATTTTTAATTCCACCATTTACACCATTAATATCGCCAACAACAGCATTATTATTACTTTTTAAAGGTGTAATATTTGGCGTAGATGATTTTAATGTTTTATTAATAAAAATATCTAAGCTTCCGCCTTCATAATTTATTATAATACTATTCCATTTTTGATATTTAATTTCTTTAAACTCATATAACTTAACTAAACGATTTGGATTTTCTCCAGGCACCGTTGTAGATGCCCAAAACTCAATATTATTATTATTATGCACTACTTTAACAATATCACTAATATTTATTAAATTAGTTGATTTATTATAAGCATCAGACACTGATTTTGATTGCGGAAAAATCCATAATGAAAATGAAATAGCATAATTATAATTAAAAAACTTTTCAGATGAGTCTATTTTTGGATTATTCGATAATTTAACGTCTTCTTTTGTTAAAAATAAACCTAAATTATGGACCTTGTCTAAAGGAACTGGGTCAACTAATAAAATATTTTCTTTTGGACTAAATATTTTTTTAAATAAACTATATATAAATGGGATTAAAAACTTAAATGCTAGTAATAAAGCTTCAATTCCAAATAAAATTAAAGTATTTTTACTAGTCTTTAAATATTCTTGTTTTATCCAACTAGCAAAATTTATAAATAAACAAGGTAAAAATCCTACTGTTAGATTTATAAAATTTAAAATATATTTATATGATGGTATTTTTTTTTTTGATTGTATATATAAGTTTATATAATAACCCACGCCATAACCAATTAATCCAAATATTGTTCCAAGAATCCAGCCACCTAATAGTGTGAATAATATAAAAAAAATAAGCGCAATTCCAATTTCGGTTTGAAACGATTCAAATCTCTCATATAATAATGATACTAATCCAATTAATATAAGAATATTTACTATAATTTGTATATGATCTAGCTTAAAACTTGTGAATGTTAATAATAATAATAATAGTATTAAGATTGTTAATCCAAAAATCCATAAAAATGGTAATTTTATTTTGTCGTATAATCCAATATTTATAATTTCTGAAGTAGTTTTGTAGTTATCAGTAGCATTATTAAATTTATTTACTTCTTCATTATATTTACTAATTTCTTTTTGTATTTCTCTATCATTTATATTAGTTTTATTATCAAACCTAGTTTTTATATAATCTTTCAGTTCAGCTTTTCCTTTTGCTTTTCCTCTTGGGTTATACTGATTGATTTTTGTAGTTTGCTCATTTTTTTTTTGTTCTAGATAACTTATCTGTTGTGATTTTGGTGAGAAAAGTAATCCTGTAAGCCCCAAATTTTTTAATTCATAATAATTAATCCAAGCTAAACTTAAAGCACTAAACCCAAATCCAGTAAATAAAACTATAAAAAAATTACTATTATCATAAAACCAATTTATAGTATTTTTAAAATGATTTGTAAATTTTACGTTATAATTTTTAAGCGAATTATAAAAACGCGAACTGCTTCTTGGCTCTGCATTTTTTTCTTTAAAATATTTTTCTATACTAATTTGTTCTTGTTCTTTAATATATTCTTCACTAAACTTATCTGGTGTAGATTTAATTGGAACAAATAAAGCATAATAAATAATAATACTTATTATTATAACATAAATAATTGTTGAAATAATTAAAATATTAAAAAAATTAAAAAAATTACTTGGATCTGTGTCGGGCATTATAATTATATTATAATGAGATAATTATAATAGTATTAAATTATAATTTTTCTAATGCGGTTTTCTCTCCGTGACAATTGCGACAGAGTGCTTCTAAATTACTAATATGATTAGACCCACCATATTCTAACCGTAATTTATGGTCTACTTCAAACCATGCAGGCAACATACATCCACATTTTCCACATTTCCAGTTTTGTTGTGCTGCTATATATTTTTTTTTAGTTTCGCCAACGCTTCTTTTAACATTAGAATTAGCATTAGAACCGCTTGTTAATATTTTTTTTATATGTGAGCTGTCTTGATAGTCATTGTAATTATTATAGTTATGAGAAGCAAATTTCAATATAGGCGAAAGCAAATCTTTGCTTTCTTTATCTATTGGCGTGAATTTAACAAAATTATTTGCTTGCATACATAAATCTTTGCTTTGTAATGGATATTTTCTTATAAATAATAATAATGATAATCCAATAAATCCATAAAAAGCCATTTGGTAATATTTTTTCCATTTTTTAAGCATATTCAAATATTTTCCATCATTATATACATTTATAACAAAAAATCCTGTAATCATTAATATTATAATCTCTAATTTCATATATAAAATTATAATATATAATATATAATATATAATATATAAT